GGTTAAAGCTGAGAAGTCTTGGGATTGGGTAACAGATGTTCAAAGTTGATGATTTAAAAGTACGTCGTCGTACTTGGGTCAAGATGGCAGGTATCCCACTTGCTCGTTTAGGTTGGACATTATCTGATTGCAAAGATGTACAGCCTGACACACTTAAGAAAATTAAAACTTGGGTAGCGGGTGCAAACCAAGGTTTATTTATCAGAGCTACTGGTAAATCTTCTTGCGGTAAGGGCCTTATGTTTTATGGAACCCCGGGACAGGGTAAAACAACTCTTGCGCTCGCTACCCTTCAAGAGATCATGACTACGTTTTCTCTTGAAGCTTTTGATGTTAAAGATTCAAACACTTTGATACGCCCCTGTTACTTCATCACCTATAGCGGTCTTTTAGATTTAAAAGGCGCACAGATAGATGGCTGGTCGGAAGACCAAGAGGTAATCTACGAAGGTATCATGGGAGAGTGTGCTAATGATGCGTATAACATCCGCGTTTTGATCCTAGACGACGTGGGGCGAGAGCATGCCAGCCTTTCCGGATGGCAAAAAAACATGCTTCATCATGTGTTAAGAACCCGCTTTAACAATGGATTGCCTACCATTATCACTACGAACATCAAACGTGAGGATTGGGCTGGGCTGTACGGAGATTCGACAGAAAGCTTTGTACATGAAATATTTAGTTACCTACCAGTTGAGTCATCACGAGGGGATCTACGTAAATGAAAGAGAACAAAGTGCAGAATGATTTAAGGCTAGTCCAAGTGTTCTTGCCTAATACAAGCACGTCTGGTCCAGGTATTTACGAGGTGTCCGTTGGCGACCCGAACGAGTTTTATTGCACATGTCCCGGCTTTGCTAGCCGTATGAAATGTAAGCACATTACTTTTGTTAAAGCTAGGATCGATATTAATAATGGAAATTACCCATTAGAAATATCAAGCCGTGCTACACCAGAAGACGCAGAGCGAGCAAAAGAATCTAACCAAGAGTTTAGAGAATTTATTATAAAATTTGGCAAGGTTGAGGTTCTATAACCAATGCAAAACGGGGACATCAGCAACGAGCTCCCCAAGAGAATATTAGTAACAGAAGATGTATTCTTACTTGTAGAGCTCACGCCTAAAAAAGTTTTAAAATTATTTACGTTATCTAAAGCTAACAAAAAGATACGTAAAGATATATTAAGTTACTTGTACATGTACACAAGTAGACAGGGTATAACCCTTGAGCTTGTTTCATTTACTATGGACGAAGAAGAACTTACTTTCTTTGTAGAAGAGTTGGATAGAATGGGAACTAATCCATTTAGATATTTTAGCTCTTACAAATCACAGAAGGACATTGTGGCCGAATTGCCATATAGACCAGAAGTGATTGGTGTGATAGACATAGCCACTAGAACAGCACAATACGGACACTGGGGATTGGATTTTAAAAACTTATGAACCACGAAGCACAGCTCCTCAGTAAAGTCGTACAGGCACGTGACCTCACACCTTTACTTGAAAATAATATTAATGAGGCTTGGTTTGCCGATGCCGCAGATCGTAAAGTAGTTATCTTTTTACTTGCTCACAACGCAAAGTACCGTGAGTGCCCTAGCCTTGAAGTAATTAATGAAAACTTTCCTATGTACGCACCAATACCGGTTGCAGATACTGTTGAGTATTTAATTGATTGTCTTGTTGATGCACGTCGTAAACAAAGAATTATTGCCACACTTGGTTCAGCTTTAGAAGTTATAGAAAAAGAACAAGACCATGAGGGCGCACTCCAAGCTATGGAGCGCGGGATTATTAAACTTGAAGAAGACGGTTTAACTAAGTCTAATGACTTAGAAGTTACACAAGCCGCTAAGTCCGCAAAAGAAGAATACGAGAACCGTAAGAACAACCCAGGTTTACTTGGTTTACCTACAGGATTTCCAACTATGGATGAGGCTACCTCTGGCTTACAACCAGGTCAGCTAATTGTTATTATCGCCCCACCTAAAACAGGTAAGTCAACTCTTGCTTTGCAGATTGCTCAGAACTGCCATCTAGCCGGCAAGGTCCCAATGTTCTACTCATTTGAGATGAGCAACGACGAGCAGAAAAGCCGTTACTACGCTATGAAGGCAAAGATCTCACACAAGCGTTTAATGACAGGTACTTTGACCGATGAAGAACAAGCTCGTTATTACAAGATTATTGACGGCATCGAGCACATGCGCGATAAGTTTTGGTTTATTGATTCATCAGGCGGACAGACTGTAAGCGGTGTTGCCAGCAAGATCCAAAATAAAAACCCAGATATTGTATTCATTGACGGTACATACTTGATGATTGATGAGCAGACCGGAGAGTCCAATACCCCACAGGCTCTTACCAACATTACCCGTTCATTAAAACGTTTGGCTCAGAAGATTAATAAGCCAGTGGTTATCTCTACACAGGTTCTTAATTGGAAAATGAAAAAGGGTCAAGTTACAGCTGATGCTATTGGTTACTCATCTTCTTTCCATCAAGATGCTGACGTTATTTTTGGTTTACAACGTGAAGATGAACTAGTCGATGACACACGTTTGCTTCGTGTTGTGGCCGCCCGTAACGCCGGACTATCAGAGGTATCGTTAGTCTGGGATTGGAACAACGGATTGTTTAGAGAATTGGGTGTAGAAGATCTATGACCGTAGAAGAGATGACCGATACGTTATCTCGCCTTGGTATTGAAGCAGTTAACACACGAGGCGATGAGATCCAAGGTTATTGCCCTGCCCATGAAGAGCGTACAGGTAAACAAGATAGAAACCCATCATGGTGGATTAACTCAGATACCGGCCAGCACATTTGTTTTTCTTGTGGATTTAAAGGTGGTTTGTACACTTTAATTAGTTATGTAGAACAGATTGAGTTTGATAAAGCTCGTGAGTGGCTTGGATCAACCGGAAGTTTGATGTCTAGGTTTAATAGATTACTTGAAGAAAAGAAGCCAGTACTTGAGGAGACTTTAGTTGTAACCGAGTCAATGCTGCATGCTTTTGTTGAACCACCAGAGGAAGCATTAGCTGTTAGAGGGTTGACTAGTAACGCGGCGCGTTATTATGAGCTCTTGTGGGATCAAAGAAAAAAGAATTGGATCATGCCAATTAGAGATCCACTTACAAACAAGCTTATGGGGTGGCAGGAAAAAGGTTACGACCGCCGGCACTTTAATAACCAGCCAGCTAAAATAAAAAAGAGCACGGCATTATTTGGTTATAAACAATACGTTGCCGGTCCAATGGTTGTTGTTGAGTCCCCACTTGATGTTGTTAGACTTGCTTCTGTTGGGGTTACCGGTGGTGTTGCTACTTACGGAGCTTTAGTATCTATGGCGCAGTTTAATTTATTGCGGGGTGCAGATCGTTTAATTATTGCCCTAGACAACGACCAAGCGGGGAAAGCAGCTTCGCTAACCTTACTTGACTTATGTAAAGAGATGGGCAAAGAAGCGTGGTTTTTTAACTACGACCACACGGACATGAAAGATGTTGGCGCTATGAGCAAGGTTGAGATAGAGTCTGGCCTGCAAACAGCAAAACACATCGTGAGAGGGAAAGTATGATTATTGGACTTTCGGGCTATGCTCAGTCAGGCAAGAACACAGTTGCAGATATTTTGGTAGACCACCACGGTTTTATCCAACTTGCTTTTGCAGACGCTATTAGAGATTTTATTTATGAAATTAACCCATTAGTTTCTTGTAGCCCTACCGGTTATTTGCAGGACCTTGTAAATCTTAAAGGATGGGACGAAGCTAAACAAGAACCACAAGTACGCAAGTTACTTCAATCTACAGGGGTAGCTGGACGCAACATGATTGACGAGTATCTATGGGTTGCTTTGACTTTGTCACAGATTAAAGACCCACAAGAAGGACGATACGTTATTACAGACGTTCGTTTTCCTAATGAGGCAGCGGCTCTTACAGCACAGGGCGGACAGCTCTGGCGTATTGAACGACCAGGGGTAGACGCGGTTAACGACCACGTTTCTGAAACAGCACTAGACGCTTGGGTATTTGACGAGACCATCATTAACGATGGGACTATTGAAGATCTAAAAAAGAAGATCAGCGTTGACCTTTAAAGGAACCCTTCTTCCCTATCAGCCTGAAGCTGTAGACCGCATGGTCGAACGCCATAAGGTTTTAGTGGCATACGATCTTGGACTTGGTAAAACAGTTCTTACGATTGCTGCTATAGAACGTTTGATGGATGAGAACAAAGTTAAAGAGCCAGGGCTTATAATCTGTCTTTCCTCATTGAAATACCAATGGGCTAACCAGATTGAGAAATTTACCGATGGAACTTCACGCGCTTTGGTTATTGATGGAACGCCGAAGAAAAGAGCAGAGCAGTACGCCGAAGCTATGGATTGGCGGAATTCCGGGGTTGATTACATCATTCTTAACTATGAGCAAATTGTTAACGACTGGGATTCCATCAAAGATTTACCACGAGGATTTGTCGTCCTTGACGAAGCCACAGCAATCAAGTCTTTTAGATCTAAACGATCAAAAGCAGTAAAGCGACTTATCAGCGCACCATATCGTTACGCTCTTACCGGTACTCCTATTGAAAACGGAAAGCCAGAAGAGCTTTTCAGCATTATGCAATTTGTAGATGCTGGGGTACTAGGGCGTTTTGACATCTTTGACTCGGCTTTTATTGTCCGAAATAACTGGGGTGGCGTACAGCGTTACCGTAACCTTCCTACACTCCACGAAAAGTTAAAAGAAGCATGTGTGCGTAAGGCACAGAAAGATGCTGATGTAGCTCCTTTTCTCCCAGACTCAATTCACAAAGACCCTGTTCGAATTGTTCTTGATCGCAAAGGCTCCAAGCTTTACAGCATTATTGTTGAAGATTTAATTCGAGATTTAGATGAAGCTCAAAATTTATTTGGCGCATCTTTTAATTTAATTGCACATTATGGTTACGAGAAAAAAGGCGGGGGTCCAGAGGACGAGATCCGCGGACGCATCATGTCTAAGATTGGTTGTTTAAAAATGCTTTGTTCTCACCCAGATCTATTACGCACTAGTGCTAGAAAATATGATGCTGTTGACAAAACTGTTTTGTGGGAAGACGAAGACGAAGACGGAACCGTTGCTCGATTTAGTCAGATGACACCAACGTTTGGCACAAAAGGCGGGTCAGCTTATGCTTCTGAAATGGTTAAGTCCGGTTTGTTAGACGGGGTTAATGATTCACCAAAGCTTGAGTATTTGATTAGTTATGTTAAAGACTTTTTAGATCTTGACCCAGCTAACAAGGTAGTTATCTTTGCTACTTACGTTGACATGCTAGACATGATTGCTAATGGTTTAGGCCCAGATCAATGTCGCAAGTATTCTGGAAAGCTAGATGCTAAGACTAAAGAAGCAAACAAGATTGCTTTTAATACTGATCCAGCTATCAGAGTACTTATTAGCTCGGACGCAGGTGGGTATGGAGTAGACCTACCGGCAGCTAACTTGTTGGTTAACTATGACTTGCCATGGTCTTCGGGCGGGGCCGTGCAACGCAACGGTCGCATTATGAGAGCATCTTCTACTTGGCCTTCAATTGTCATCCAAGATGTAATTATCTCTGGGTCTATCGAGGAGCGCCAATGGGAAGCTTTACAGCAGAAGAATGCTTTGGCAAGCGCGGTAGTAGATGGCGAGGGTATTGATGAGCAGGGTGGAATACCCATGAACGTTGGAAGCTTGAAAGAGTTCTTATACATGGCTACCGTTTAGCCATAATGCCCCATAGCTCAGTTGGTAGAGCACCGCACTGTTAATGCGGGTGTCCCTGGATCGAGGCCAGGTGGGGCAGCTTTACACCCAACAATAATCGTTGGGCAGGTATACTTATAGGATGCCTAATGCACCTAAGACGCCGACCCGCACTATCCGGGTCCCTGACGACCTCTGGAAGGCCGTACAGTACAAAGCGGCCAAAGATGGGGTAACTGTCACCTCAATCATTATTGAGGCTTTACAGGCCTATGTGAAGGATTCTAATGGGTAAGCACCACGACAAGATTGCTAAGGCCCTTGCTCAGCGAATTGCCGCTACCCCTAATGGTGCCGGCTATAAGAAGCCAGGAAGCATGAACAAGAAAAAGACTGGTTACCGAGGCATTAAGGCTAATAACGCCAAATAACTTGACACCTGTCAGTGGGTGGGTATAAGTTTTCCTTACGACGCTACAGAGCACAAGTGCTCTAAGCTAAACAAAGGAAAACAAATGAGTCTACTCGATATCAAATCAAATCTACGTCAGTATCTATCGCTTAAAAAAGAAGTTGAACTTTTAACAAAACGTCAAGACGAATTAAAATCTCGTCTTAAAGCTACAGTTGAAGCCGCCGGTGAAACAGATGATCGCGGTCACGTCATCCTTAAAGTTGATGATGAAATTACAGGTGAAGTAACTCTTACACAACAACGTCGCGTATCTAAAACACTTGATATGGATGTTGCAGAAACATTACTTAAAGAGCGTGGCATCTACGATAAGTGCGTAAAGATGATCCCAGTTCTTCAAGAAGATGCAATTATGTCTTGTGTATATACCGGCGAGATTTCAGAAGCCGATGTTGACACAATGTTCCCATCTAAAATTTCTTACGCATTCTTGGTTAAAGCATCGAATGACTGATGATTTAATCGATTCTACTTTTGCTGACTTGGATAGTTACTATCCGGGCAGTAAGCGGAAACGCAAACCAGTAACGGCTAAGAAGCCTGAGATAGAAACGGATACCAATTGGGATTCCAGACCTGTCAAAAAAACATTACCCAATGGCAGAGACCTTGAAATGTTTACTATTGGTGCTTTAGCTGCCGCGGTTGGTCGCCCAATTGTTTCCATACGTGCATGGATCAAAGAAGGCTACCTCCCGGCTTCACCATACAGACTTCCAACAAAGAAGGATGTAAATGGGAAAGACCACGCAGGGAGACGGTTGTATTCAAGAGCTATGGTGGAAAAGCTGGTAGAAATACTAGATAAGGCTGGACTATTGCAAACAAAACGCATAGAATGGCCATTACACCGGCAAGTATCTTTGGATATCGCCGAGGCTTGGAGTCAAATCCGAGCAAATGAAAACAATGAAAACTAAAACAAAAGGATGAAAAACATATGGCAGTAAACCGTACAGAGGACTATGTCCCAGAGACAGATGCGTTCGCAACAGTGAACACTCCAATTGAGTCTCGCCCAATGCAAGCAACATCAAAACCTGTAGTTCAATCAGGTTGGGATGCAGCAGAAAAATCATCAGTCGCTTCCGGCGACTTCCCATCCGAGTTCAAGTTTACTGATGGTGAATATCAAATCATCAAGTTCCTTGATCCAAACGGACCATTTGCTGTTTATAAGCAGCACTTCTTGTCACAGAAAACAAGTGGCAAGCGCTCATACATTTCACTGGGTGCAAATGACCCATTGTGTGTAAAGCTAGGTAGCAAGCCTGAAGACAAGAAAGCTTTCAGTATTGCAAACCTCAGTGTTCCAGGAGGTGTTGAGCGACAGATGATGATCGCAAGCCCACGCCTTTACAAGACATTGCATGCAGCACACTTCTCACCAGCTGGTCCTCTAACAAAGAACTACTGGGCAATCAGCCGTACAGGCAAAATGCAAAGCACCGTCTATCACCTTAACCCTGTTAAGGCCCGTGATCTTCTTGAAGACTGGGGCATCGACGTTGAATCACAAGAAGCAGCAATCGCAGCACTAACTCCGTTTGAAGCTTCAGCCATTAAGGCTCCTACATGGGAAGAACTTGAAGCAGTAGCAGACAGCCTTCTCTAATCAATTCATTGCGGACGGGGCTAGTGCTAACTGCATTAGCCCCATCTGCGTAATAAGGAGCATTATATGGAACACATTATTACTACCCGAGAACAACTTGATGAGATGGTTGCGTACTATCTTAAGCAAGATGCTTTTGCTTACGATTGCGAAACCGTAGGAGATAAACGTGTTATTCCAGCAGTTAACGAAGTACTATGGCTTAGTTTTTCGACACATGGCCGCGGTGATGTTATTCCGCTTGGCCACCCGCATGGTGAGTTTGAGTCAGAAACTTTCCCACTTACACCACAAGGAGAAAAGCGCGTACTTGCAGGTCTTCCAATACGTGAAAGTGATTACTCTAAAGATCGCAAGAAAGCTATTAAATCTTTCGGACCTGCTCCTACCCAATTATTTCCAGCGGAAGTATTTGAAGCTTTAAAACCTTTATTTTTTAACGATAGTATATTAACTATAGGTCATAATCTTGGATTTGACCTTAGCTCAGTAGCTAAATATTACGGAGGACAGATCCCTTCCGGTCCTTACTTTGACACCCTTATGGCATCTTTTCTTTATGATAACAAGAACAAAGGAAAGCTTGGACTTGATGATTGCCTACAACGAGAGCTTGGTTATTCAATGCAAAAGGGTATCGGCCACATGGTTGAGATCTACGGTTTTACTGAGGTAGCTAAGTACGCATTTCTTGATGCTCAATACACATTTTTATTATGGAAAAACTTAGCACCAAAACTTGCTGCTGCTAATGTTGAAAAAGTAATGGCTTTAGAGATGGATGTTCTTTATGTGCTATGCCACATGAAGCTAACCGGTGCTCCAATTGATATGAACCAACTTCAAGTTTTGTACGACAAGCTAAGTGAAGAGGTTGAACAGGTAAAGTCAGAGATTTATTCAATCGGTGGCATTTTTAATATGAACTCAAATGGTGATAAGCAGTACGTACTTTACGGACCCAAAGAAGAAGGTTGCCGTGGGTTGCGTACCCATGTCCTTACCGGTAAAGGCGAGAAGAAAGTTAAAGAGCATGGTGAGCAGTCTTTAACTTATAAAGACTATTCCGTATCAGCTGAAGCTTTAGAAGATTTTAGAGGCAAAGATGAGCTAGTAGATGCCTTACTTAAGTACTCAGATTTAAACAAATTGTTAAGCACATACGTAATCCCATATCTTGGCGGTGAAGTGGTAAAGACTACTAACGGCAAAGCTAAAACCGAAGAACGTGAGAGCTTACTTGTCAACGGTAGGATCTATGCAGACTTCATTCAATGGGGTGCTGAGACTGGTCGTTTTTCTAGCCGTAACCCTAATTTGCAAAACGTACCAGCTCCACATACTGAGCATGGTAAAGCGATTAGAAATTTATTTATTGCTCCCGAAGGTTACAAGCTTGTAGTCGCTGACTACTCACAGATTGAGCCTAGGGTTATTGCAGCCATGTCTAAAGATCCAATTATGATGGATAACTATTTAACTGGCGGGGATATCTATACAACAGTAGGTAACACTATGGGTGTAGATCGTAAAGCCGGTAAGGTATTGGTATTGGCTATGGCATATGGTGTAGGGCCAGACAAGATTTCACGATCTATTGGCTGCACGGTACCCGAAGCTAAAAAGCTTCTTAATGACTTTGCCGAGAAGTTTCCGTCAGTCAATGAGTATAAGACTACGGTTATTGGTGTGGCTAGAAACCTAGGCTACGTTACAACTATTTTAAACCGACGCAGGTACCTTCCCGATATTACTTCTAGGAACATTGGTTTTAAGGCTAGCGCTGAGCGTCAAGCGTTTAACACCCGTATCCAAGGCTCAGCAGCAGACATTATCAAACTTGCTATGATACGTGCCCAGGACCTTCTACCTAAAGGGGCAAATATCATTCTTACTGTACACGATGAAATTGTTACCCTTACTCCGGACAACTTAGTTGAGGACACAAAAGCCGCAATTAAAGAGGCTATGGAAGGCATCAACTTATTACCCATACCTTTGGTAGCGGATATGGCGGTTGTCCAAAAGTGGGGAGATGCTAAGTGAAATGGCTACGTCGTTTATTTAATCGTGAAGAGTACGTAGTTCATCGCGTTGATATACCGGTAAGCACCATTGTCCGATGGTATATGTATGATACGTCTTTATACGATGAGAACGATTTAGCTGAGCTTATTGGCTTAACCCGGGTAAGCCAAGAAGGGCATGTTAAGGAACAAGAAGATAGCGATAATAGGTTACTTGAGATCCAACAATATATGCCTTTTTTAGAACAGATGGCGGAGATTAGCGCAAACATTCTTACCACTATTCAATTAAAAGAGATTGATGATTCCGAACAACTGTCTGCCCTTGCAGATGGTATGCCTACAGAAATTATGCACAGCTTGTTTAAAGCGGTAGCATTATCAACGTTGGTAGGTACTTTTTCAGTAGGTACCCACCTTCAAATAATTAACCCTACTTCAGCACCAACGGGGTTTATAAACATGGAGGATATAAATGAGTAATAACTGGTGGGCAAATAAATTAGGTGCACCTGCACCTCAACAATCAACACCTCAACCGCAGTATGTAGCACCACAGCCGGCTCAATATGCACAACCACAGCAACCAACTTATCCACCTTCACAGCAAACACAAGCGCAAGCTGCACGCTGCCCTGGATGCGGAAGTGGTAATTACGGAGGAGCAACCCCTGAGTCACGGCCACGCTGTTACGACTGCGGTTACCCCCTTCAACAATCTGGTAGTGGTGTTGGAACTGGTATTGTTGGTCAAGGCGGTCAGTCATCGGGACCAGCTATCCCAGCTACACAAGTACCAACCGGCGGATTTAACCCAACA